GTATAGATTGCATAATCAATGTTTTGATTGTCAAATAAAATTTGAAGCTAAACTTAGAGCTGAGGGTAAATATGAAATGTGGGAAAGAAAGAAGGTATTAAATAATCAACTTTCTTATGTAAAAGATCAGATAGAGAGTATAAAAGATTGGAAAGAACAGGCTTCTAAACCATTTGAAAGTCTTGACCAAGTTGGTATTAAGGATGTCGAACTACAAAAAGAAAAATGGAGTCAAAATACTGAGCAAGTTGAAAAATGGTCTAAAGAAGCTCTTGAAGAATTGAATAAACTTAAAGAAGATGTTGAAGAAAAACTCAATAGTTTAGAAGTTTAATATTTATAATTGTGTTAGTATATATCGGAGAAATTAAGTGATTAAAATGAAGAAATTATTAGAAGAAAAAGTAGACCTTGATGATATTTCTATGAATCACCAAAAATTACTAAAAGTTGGAAGTGATTATATTCATAAGGCACGAGATGGACGACTTTGGTATGAACTTGAAAATGACATTAAAAAGAGTAAGAATAGAACTTTAATGAGATACTTTAAAAAGTATGATAAAGCTCGACTTGAACTTCAACATGCTAGTGCAATGTTGACAAGAGCATTTGACTTGGAAAGAAGATGATTAAATTAAAAAAATTAATATCAGAACGAATTGTAACTGAATCTGATTTTATGAAAATTATCAATCAGGCCAAAAAAGAAACAGGTGCTAGAGTTAAGATACCATCTGGTACAAAAAAACTTTGTAAAGAGGTAATGAAAGAGGGTTTTCATAGATTAGACTATAAGGGTAAACCTGGTAAGAAAAGACGACCTACTAACTTAATGTATCAGTATTATGCATATGTTCAAGGTTGGGGACATAGTAAATTTAAAAGTCCTGCCGATTGGTTCTTAAAGGGTAGTAAGTTTGACCCGATTTTAAAATGGATTTATGAAGATGATTATTATTCAAATCCATTTGATTATGATTATTTAAAGTATCATGTTGATTCAGATATGAAAGCAAATCAAATTGTAGGAAATATTAGACCTCGTTCAAAAGATGTAGAACCAGCATATTATTTGGTAAAGGATTATTGGAACGCATTCGGTATGAGTAGAAGTCATAGAAATTATGATGTAGTTACTGCTAAAGTTCAATGGTGGTTGGATAAAAACAAAGTTGAAACAAGATGAGAGATTACTTAAAAGAATTTAGTGGTGATGTCATCGGTGATTTTTTAGTAGATAATGATATTAGTGAAATTTTAAAGGAAGCAACTAAAGGAGCAAATGCTCCCGTTGATGATGGACCACCTACATTTTATAATTCATTGGGACAATATAAAAAAGAAACAGAAGATTGGATAGAACAATTACAAAATGATTTAGGTTGGAAAGTAATTGACTATATACTAAGTGATGGAGCAATGGATCCTGAAGAAGATTATACTATGTCTCACAGAGCGATAAATCCTATTTCACATGGTAAAGTTAATAAGTATAAAAAGACTTTACGAAACATAATGGATCCGTTAGGTTGGAAAGTAATACAATGGATGGGTGTGGATGATGACCAATTGATAGCAGGTCCACCTATAGCATCTGGTATTGATGCAGAAGGTCGTAAGGACAATGATGAACTTAGAACTGATAAGGCAGCCAAAGCGAGTGGAAAGAGATTTAGTGGTAAGAAAAAACGACCAAGACTTCATGTTGAAAAATATTCACCACTTTCAAAAGATTGGTGGAATGATGAACTTAGAGAATTAATTACAGAGGGTGGGGCATACGGACATATGGCACATCCTTTTGATGATAAGGATTTGACATTTAAAGATTTAAAAAATATCATAGAACGAGGTTTGGGTGGAGAGTTAAGTCGTGAAGATAATGTAACGGAAAAACTTGACGGACAAAACCTTATGATTAGTTGGAGAACATAATGGCTATTACAATAGATGTTAAAGTAGGGGATACTATTCTTGTAGGAAAATTTAAAAACAAGAAGATGAAAATTAAAGATATAGGTGTAGATAAACATGGGATGCCAACAATAAATGGTAGAAAGGCTACTACATTCAGAATACATAAAAGGGTTAATATTTTTGATAAACCCGTTGATGAAAAAATTTCACGAGATGGTGATGGTTATGGAAAATATCAAGAACCTGATGATAGTGAATTTGATGAACCTTCTAAGACTAAAAAATTAGAGGGTAAATCTACTTACAAAAAAATAATGGAGATGTAATTATGAAAATATGGAAACTCATATTAGGATTCTTTGGTTTAATTGGTGGACTTTTTGCAGCAAACGCAGTTAAAAGTAAAGAGGTAAAAGAATTAGGAAAGGCTATAAAAGAAAATAAAAAGAAAGAAAAAGAAGTAGAAAAAGAAATAAAGGTATTACAAGAAAATAAGACAGAAAACAAAAAAGAAATAACAAATTTAAAAAGAAAACTTACTCGTACTAAAAACGAGGTTAAGAAAATGGAAACAGCTTACGAAAGTGATGATGTAGAATCCGCAGAGGAGTTTCTTCGTAAGTTTTCCAAGAGTAAATAATTATATATGTATATAGGGAGAAGTTAGATGGCAATAGAACAGGGAACTGGTATTGTAGGTAGAACCAAACCAGCCATAAGAGGCAACCTTGGTACTTACAATAAGTCAACAAAAGTATTATCAAATACTACCGTAGCTTTTAGTGGTTCGAATGAAGGTGCAGCATTTCTTGTAGGAAACGCGAGTAATGTTGTCATTCACCCCTCAAATGGTGGAACAATTGATGCTAATGGATTAGTGGCAGGTACACTTTATCCGATTGGAGTTGAAAAAGTAGCAATCGGTAATACTGGTGTCATTTATGTACTGCAATAGGTGATAGTATGAAATATTTATGGATATTATTATTATCCATTCCATTGATTGGACAAGAAATACAAAAGGATGGTCAGACACCAAAAACATTTACTTATGATGAAGCATTAGAAATGTTAAAAGCTCGTGACGCACAATGGGAAGGTAAAATAGAAAAGGCTGATTCATTAATTGCATCACAAAAAGTGGTAATTACAGATCAGGAAAAATTAATTGAAAAACATGAAGAACAGGCTAAGGTTGATGTTTTAATATTAGCGGCAAAGGATAAACAAATTAATTTATTAAAGGCCCGTGATGAAATGAATGAAAAGATGGTCAAATTAGTTAAACCTAAATGGTATGAAAACCAATATTTGTGGTTAGTAGTAGGATTTATCTTTGGAAAAATATAATGAGTGATATAAAAGCAGTCATCAAAAAGGAATATTTAAAATGTGCACAAGACCCTGTGTATTTCCTAAAAAAGTATGCTGTAATTCAACATCCAATAGAAGGTAAAGTTCCTTTTAATTTATATCCATTCCAAGAAGCTTCTATAAATGATTTTAAAAATAACAATTATAATATTATTCTGAAAGCACGCCAGTTGGGAATCTCAACATTAACTGCAGGATACGCATTATGGATGATGACATTCCAATCAGACAAGAACATATTGGTTATAGCAACTAAACAAGATACCGCTAAGAACTTGGTTACGAAAATCCGAGTGATGCACGCAAACCTACCGAGTTGGGTAAGGTCAAATTGTGTTGAGGATAACAAACTCTCATTACGATACAATAATGGTTCACAAGTAAAAGCAATATCAAGTACTGAGGACGCAGGTCGTTCAGAGGCACTATCTCTACTCGTCATTGATGAGGCAGCATTTATCGACAAGATTGATACAATATGGACTGCTGCACAAAGCACTCTATCAACTGGTGGACAATGTATAGCACTATCTACACCAAATGGTGTTGGTAATTGGTTTCACAAAACTTGGGTAGGAGCAGAAGAAGGTGAGAATGATTGGAATACAATTAAATTACATTGGACGGTACATCCCGATAGAGAACAAGATTGGAGAGATGAACAAGATAAGTTATTAGGACCGAGTGGAGCGGCACAAGAATGTGATTGTGACTTCATCACCTCTGGTCAAGGTGTTATTGATGCACGAATTCTTGAAGAATATAAACAAACACAAATTGAAGATCCAGTTGAGAAACGAGGAATAGATAGTAACTTGTGGATTTGGAGACAACCAGATTATACAAAGAATTATGTAGTCGCTGGTGATGTTGCTCGTGGTGATGGTGCTGACTTTTCTGCATTTCATGTAATAGAAATAGAGAGTATGGAACAAGTTGCAGAATACAAGGG